GAATATGTTAGAATGAATATTCTTATCTAAAAACAGTAAAGAAGAATGGGCTGATTTAGAAGATATAGATACAGATATGGATGAAGAAAAGGGTAAGAAAAATAGGAAAAAAGATGACAAACTTATCTTAAAAGAAAAGAAATCGGAAGAAGAAAAAGCAGAAAGTGATTTTGTTATTCCTAACAAGCCAATGTATAGAATATTTACAATAGAGGATATGAATGAATTAAAGGGCTTTAGCGGAGAATATTATGTTCAAGAAAAGTATGATGGGGTTAGAATTCAGTTGCATAAAATAGATGGTAATGTAAAAATATTTGATTATCAAAAAAATAATATTTCAAATAAATGTCAAGAGGCTGTTAAAGATTTAAAACAAAAAAGATTTGGAGATTGTATTTTAGATGCTTCTTTAGTTTTATTTGATGGCGATGACGCTTTAAAAAGAAAAGATGCCGCAGACTTTTTAGCAGGCAAAAAGGATGGTAAACCTAGAATTCATGTCTTTGATATTATGAGACACAACGAAGAGAGTCTAATGGAGGACACATTAGAAAATAGAATGCAGATAATGTTTAATAATTACTCCATACATTCTTCTGTTCCTTTGACATTCCCTTCTAAAAAAGATACTAGAGTTGCTGACAATTTAAAGGATGTAGAAGAATACTCTAAGAAAATAATGGAGATGCCGACAGCAGAAGGTGTTGTAATCAAAGATTCTACATCCACATATTATCTAGGAACTAAGAAAAACCCTAAGTGGATTAGATGGAAACCTTTTGTTGAATTAGACTTGATTATATTAGATAAAAAGAAAAGCGGTTCTAATTATTCTTACAAACTTGGAGCAGGGCCGGTTGAAGAAGGTGATGAAAAAATAGAGGGAGTAGAATACCTAGAAGTTGGTAGTGCTATTAATACTAAGATTTCAGCAGAAATCGGAGAAGTGGTTAGAGTCTCGATTGATAAGGTAAGAGAAGTAAAAGGAAAGCCCGTTGTTTATTCAGCACAAATAAATGAGATTGCTGAAGGTAGGACTCCGGATAAATTGGTAACTTTACAGATGTTGATTAAAGATAAAAAGAAATCTCTAAACTATAATGTAGAAGAAGTAGAAAAGGGAATTGTGGTCACTGACCATATTCACGGTGAGGCTAATATTATAATTAAAAGCGACATGGATGGTTTTACTATTTATGGTTTTGAGCAAGACAATTTAATGGCTAAAAATGCACTAATGGATTTAGACTTATGGAAAGAACAAGCAGAAGAAATAATGAAAACAAAACAATCCAAACTTACTGTTGCTATATTTAATTTCTTAAAACAAAAAGGTGCTAAAACACCAAAAGAAATTCACAACTTTTTAGTTAAAAATCACAAGAAGAAGTATCAGGATATATTAGAAAGTAAAGAAAGTAGAGTTAAAGATTGGTTTGAGAATAGAGATGGTATATCTTTTGATGCTAAAACAAAGAAGTTATTTGCAGACAATGACAAAATACTGATGGACACTATCAAAAAAGAATACGAAACTCCCGAAAAATATAGAAGTGGTGAATTCAAGATATATCTTAGAGATGATGATAACTTAAACATAGTAATGAAATTGGGTGATGAGAGCATCAACTGGATGGTTAGATTAGATTCACAAGATGATGTCTTTGAATTATTTGGTAAGGCAGGTAAGTTTCCTGCTATTGTTGCTAAGAACATATCTAAGCGTAAATTGATTGATAGTGGTGATGTTAAATTAGGTGTTCAAAAAGAAGGTTATCATGAGTATTTCTTAGATGGTAATAAGTTTGAAACTAAACTTCATGTTAGAATGCTTGAAGTTAAAGGAAAAAGAATGTGGTTAGCATGGACAGGCTATGAACAGAAACCTGCTGATACTGACTCGGATAGGGGCTTATGGAATATTTACGAAGATAAATACAGTAGTCTTAAATTACCCCCGAAAGAGAACTAATTGTTTAAAATAACCGTGTGTATTATATATTAAAAGGAAATTTTCTCCGTTTGAGCGAAATGTCATCAGCGGTTCTAGCAACTAGAAATGATGGGTTTACCATCCTTAAGGCTAGAAGTGACGACTTAATGATTGGCGGCTATGCTAGTATTGAAATCGTAGATAAGCAAAATGATTTAATCACATTACCTGCTTTGAAGGAAGCAGTTACTAAATTTATGGGAGATACTAAATTTAGAAATGTTATGACAAATCATTCTAATGTTCAAGTTGGAGAAGTTGTAGATTCTTATAGAGACAAAACAGGAAGGCTTTGGAAATCCGAAGTAGATGATGTTGGTTTCTTTGTAGTAATTAAACTACGAGATGACATAGAGAAAGCCAAAGAAGTTGGCAGAAACATTCGCAAAGGGTCATTGAGGTCTTTTAGCATAGGAGGTCAAGCCCTCCAAAAAGTAAAGAAAAGCCATGAAAACTTGGGTGAGTATAATGAAATCAGCAAGTTAGAATTGCATGAAATTACTATATGCGAAAAAGGAATAAATCCCGAAGCGAGATTTGATATTTTGAAACAAGATACAGGAGACAAAAATATGAGTAATAAACTGGAAAAGGCTCTAGCAGAACTAGACATTTTGCTAGAAGAAGTAAATACGCTTCGTAAAGAAGAGGAGATGCAGGATGAAAAAGGAATGCATGAAGATGAAAAAGGAATGCACGAAAAAGGAATGCATGAAAAAGGAATGCATGAAAAAGGAATGCATGAAAAAGGCATGTATAAAGACGACGAAATGATGGAACATCAAGACATCCCTACCGATGAGTTGGAAATGGAAGATGAAGAAGACATGGATGAAAAAGGCATGGGCGAATATCAAGATGATGAAACCAAGGCATATGTAAGAACTCTTGATGGTGCTGGAAACCAAATTGGAGAACCTGCTGACCGTATTGTTATTAGTGGTGGTAAACCAACTGCTTCCGATATGCCTGTTGTAAAGGCATTTAACAATGGAGAGTTTGATACTCTTGATTTGTCCGTTGGAAACATTGAGAAAGCATATGAGGCTTTCCGACAAGAACAACTTGAAGCACTTGCTTACGACAACCTAAAGAAGTCTTTTGAAGCAAGATTCGCAAGAGAAGTTTCAACAAGAGAGAATGTTATCGCAAAGCAAAACTATGATGCACAAAGCGAGATTGCTTCTCTTAAGGATGAATTTACCCAACTAAGGAAATCTTTGACAGCAGAAAAAGAAACTATTCTAAAGGCTCAAGAAGAAGCAAAGGCAATACTCCCAACAATGGATGAAATGGCTAACATGGATTGGTCGGACATTCACAAAATGGTAGGAGGAATTTAAGATGACAGGTTATATTAACACAATCGCAGATTTAGAAGCAAGCACATATGGAATAAGCAATCTCCCTGCCGGTAACGCTCTTTTGAAGCAAGCCGGTGCTATTGGTGGAATACACACAGGACATGATGGTTCTCCGGCATTCTCCGGTAGTGCTGTTAGTGATGTATCAGCACTTTACAACATTGTTTACGGACAAAAAGTTTGGTCAATGTTGAATAGAGAAGTTAATGCTCTTTCAATGATTTCAAAGAGGCCATATTCTTCTAGTGGATGGAGAGTTCTACAATCACGACCTGCCGGTGGAAGCGGTAACTTGTTTACTGTTGATACAAGCGGAACTCAAAGTTTAGGAGAACTAGGTTCGGATAGTCCAAGAGCAGACCTTATTGGTGGTGTCCCTGAAAATGCAGGACTTTCAACTGCGGCTGATGGACTTGGCCCGATTGCACCAACTTATGCACAACTCAACATGAGTCCTAAAGTAGTTGCACACCAATTTGATTTCAGTGAACTTGCTATGGAAATGGCACAAATTGATGATGGTATTGGCGATATTAGAGCGCAAATGCGTGAAGATATGGGTAAGCACCACGCTGAAGTTCAAAACAAAATGTTGGTTATGCCACTAGAACATTATGGTGAATCATCCGCTATGCCAAATATCGGAAACAACTATACTTCTCTAAACAAGGTCATTACCTCAAGAGCAGAACTTCTAGCAATTGATGGTGGAGTTATCGCTACTGATACAACTTCCGCTTCTAACGCTCTAGGAAAAATCTACGGTAGAGAGAGATTCAGTGCCGCTTCTTTCCTAGATGCAGAAGTAGACTTTGGTAGTGGTTATGCGGCAGGAGATGTCCGTTCACTAACTCTAACAAGATTGAATGATATGATTAGAAACCTAAGACTAGCCGGTGGTTCTCCAAAGGTTATTCTAACAGGCTATGATACTATTCAAGCGATTGCTGACTTGCTACAAAGCCAAGAAAGATTCATGGACAGAAAGGAGATTGTTCCAACTGTAAATGGTGTTCGTGGTGTAAAGGGTCAAGAAGTTGGATTTAGAGTTGCTACTTACTATGATTTGCCACTTATTCCTGTAAAGGATATGGCTCAAACTGGTAGTGCTTCTACTAAACTAAGTGATTTACTATTCCTTGATACTGACCACTTGTGGCTATCCGTTATGAAGCCAACTCAATACTTTGAAGATGGTATTGCTAATGGAAACCCATTCGGTGTCGGAACTCTAGGTAACAGGGCTTTGTATCGAACAATTGGTGAAGTAGGATGCTCATTCTTTAGAGGACAAGGAAAGATAACAAACATACAATGAGGTGAAGAAATATGGCATTTAGTTTTACAATAGAAAATGAACAGATATTAGAAGGAAACATGAAGATTGTCTACGGGACATGGAATGCGGCTTCGGTTACAGGTGGAGAAATTTCAACTGGACTAAACCGTGTAGATGTCTGCATACTAGGACATACTGGGTCATCAACAGAAGCGGCAGTAGCGGTTGTTAATGAAACACTACCTTTGGCTAGTGGTGATGTAACAATTGTTTGCACAAGTAGCGACACAGGAACTTTCATGGCAATTGGACAGTAAGGTGATTAATAATGGCACATACAGTAACATTATTGGCAGACCATAAAGGCGTTACTAGGCCAAAGGTTAGCGGTGATGAATATGTCGTTGATGCAGTTATTGATATTACAACCTATGTTAATGGACTAAACGGTGGTAACATTATTACTGCTGAATCTTTGGGGCTATCTACAATTACTTCTGCACACATTACAGGTCAAGAGAGTATAACTTTTACTGGAACAATTATGTGTTCAGCCGGAACTGGTGCATACAGTAGCAGTTCTCAATTTGTTCTACTGGTTCAAGAATTGCTACAAGCAACTCCGGCAGAAGAATCAAACGGTGATACAACCACATATTCGTTTAGAGTAAGAGTTTACGGAAACCTTTGAGGTGACTTGATTGGTAACAGTTAGACTAACTGATGACTCAAAAATTGGTAGGCTTAACATTACACCAAAGCAAGAAATAACAAGGAAAGAAGAAGCGACGGTCTCGGTAAAATGGGCTGTCCTTCGTCTTTCCGACCCAAATTATTTCTTTACTTTTGGTGAAGCAGACCGTGAAGAGTTATTAGCACTAGATGAGAAACTTGTTTTATTGGGCTGTAAAGAAACTGGTCAGGACATTTCAACTGCTAAGGAATTAGTAGATGAACTTCTGCCTAAAAAGGTAAAGCCAAAACCTAAACCAAAGCCAAAACCTAAAGCAAAAACCCCTTCTAAGGCAAAGAAACAGTAATCGCTACATTAAATAGGTGGAGTCTATCTCCATCAATTGAACAGGTGAGAGTATGGCAGGCATAGGCGGATGCAGAAGTAGTGGTGTATTAGGTGCAAGTGCGGTTGTGAGTAATGAAGGTGCTAAATTAACTAGCATCCATGCGGCAATCTCAATCTCCGGTGGAGATGCAGTAACGGTTAAAGTTTTCAATGGAACAGACAACACAGGAACAGAAATTGCTAGAATACATCAAGCAACTAATGGTCACTATAACTTAGAATTTGATATGCATGGGGTTTTGTGTAGAAATGGAATATTCCTAGAAATAACTGAAGCGGGAAGTTCTACGGCTAATATCTCCGTCGAGTTCAATTGAGGTTTTATTATGGCGGCACTAAGTCAAGATACAAGGTTGGTTATGACAATTTTATTTGTCGGAACGGTTAGCGGAGCGAATGTATATTTTTATTCAGCATACGGTCTAGGTTTCCCCTACGGAGCATTAGCGCATTCTGTCTTATTTGGACTCATTACAGTAGGAGCAATCATGGTCATGAAAGCACTATTTGATTTATCATTAAACGATAAGATTGAGATTAGATTGTTAGATAGACAGATAGAAAACCATTTCCAAAGACTACAAAGAGAAGAACAAATCAAGACTAAACTTCAAGAAAGCATGAAGCAGTTTGGAACAGTAAGGCGTGAAAATTGGCGCAGTAATGTTATGGCGGCTGAAGAATACGACGACAACACAATAGGAAATGAATTCTTAGCGACTATACAACAATAGGTTGTGGTCAATTGGTCTTTGGCGACATAATGGGTTTTAGTGAGTCTGACTATGTGTATAATCAAAGTCGGGCGCATTCAGCAGATATGTTCTTCATAAAAATGAAGATGTATTTTTGGGGTTCTTGTGCGGCACTGTCAGCCTTTTTGATTGGTAATATAATGGGAGTCTTTGACATTAATATAATGGGTTGGATTATAGAGAGGGCTAAAGATATTTGGAGTCATTAATATGTCCATAATGACAGGCTTTGCCATATTAGTTGGTGAAGCCATAATAGGATTCTACAAAAAAGTGCATGCAATTAACTTTGGAGTCTATGGTTCTACAATGGTTGGTAAAACAACTTTAAGCCATCAACTTAGAACAAGGGGGGAAGTTCCCACAATAAACGATAGAACGGTTGGGCTACATAGAGCCACTAGAAAGAATGTTAAGATTGATGGCGATTCTCATACCATTAAGAGTGCTGATTTAGGAGGAGAAGCAATCTATTGGAAAGAATGGGTTAAGGATATGCAAAAGCGTAGGGTGAAGTATATTATTTTCATGATAGACCACAGACATTTAGATTCACCTTCTAATTTAGACCATCAATTAGCATGGAAGTTTTTAGTAGATACTATTGTAGCAGATAGGTGGCCTTCGGGTAGAAAGAAGAAAGAAGCAGACTATCCTATGGCTGTTGGTATATGGGCTAACAAATATGATATGTGGGGAAACAAATACAAGAGTGATAAGTCCATAGATAAACATGAAATATTTGAACCATTTACATACGGGATGAGGCAGTTGAATGACAAGGGCATACCTTGTTTCAAATATATAGTATCAGCAAAGTCCGACCCCGAAATGGTGTATAAAGGAATTACTAGTATGATAAAGGATTATTGATAGTATGAGTTTAGATGAACAAGTATATTACACAGTAGAAGACGGTCATATGTCCGTTCCTAGTGACCCACAACATGCCTTTGTTAGACAGTTTCTTAGGCAAACGATGGAAAAAGCATACACAGGTGAAGGAAGCAGTATCAAATATGGTTGGCAAAACCAAATACCTTTAGACAATAAATTTCACGATATAGGATTTATGTTTTTTGGCTTACCTATTTTATTTAAAAAAGACCCAAGCGTGTATAAACCAATATTTAGAGGCGCACCCACTCATTTTAAATTGACAGGTAATAATCTAACAAGAAATTTTCAAAATATATTAGGGACAATACAGGAGGCGCAGGGATTAGGTTTAAAATTAACAAAATGGCCTAGTATAGTTTATCACCAAGACCCTAAAAGAGCAAGTGAATACTACTCTTTAGTTAATAGAAAGATTAGAGAAGCAAAAGAAAGTCCAACGGATAAAGAAGAAAAGAAAAATTTAAGTCAAAAAGTAAGGGGATTATTAAGGAGAAAATAAGATGTATCAACAACCGAATTTAATAAACACGCAACAAGCAAAGAACGCTTTTTTGCCTAAACTACAGCAGTATAGAGCAGTTGGGCCGATTGAAGATTATAAATTTGATGCGCTAAAACCAAAAAAGCAAATGAAAGAAATAAGAAAAGTATTGCTACCGGAAAAGAAGCAAGTGTTGTTTTTGAAGTATGGTCACAAGTTTAACTTTAAAGATAGATGTGTAGTATGTGGAACTCACCATGTTTGGGAGTCCGGTGATTATTTGAGGCCGCCAATACCACTAGATAAAGTAGAGAAGGGAAGGCCACTTAGAGGAACTTACTGTCCTAGACATGCGGCTATTCACAAACAAATGGAAATGCTACAACAACAAATACTGGCTGATGAACACGGATTAGATTTTAAAGCATTTATTCCTAAAGCGAAAATGCCATCTATGTTAAAAAGACAACAAATAACTGACTTAACAAAAGAAGATGTTATGAGGCTGACTAGCATGGGATGGATTATAACGCCACCAACTCCGGCTAAAGATGCAGAATCACAAATGGCAGAAATGGTAAGATTGACGGCGGAAATACAATTAAATACAGAAAGAATTAATTATCTAATTAAAGGAGAACAAGGTGAGTAATATGGGGATATTTGGAACAAGTAATGGAACAGTAATGAATGCGGTTCAAGCACAAGGCGACCAACAATTCAAGAATGTAAATAATCTACTTTCTTTACAAGATAATCATGTTGAAGAGTTCTTTCAATATCATGGTCAAATGTTTTTGACACAGATGGAGAAACTTATGGAAGATGTTGTAGAAAGAGTAGTTAGTAAGATGTTGGCTAAGTTACAATTTACAACTGATTCTACTACTGGAATGTTAAAGATACACAATGATGCTATGAGAGAGTTTGAAAAGATTACTCAAGAAAACATTGAGTTGGATATTAAGAATATGTTAGATGCGGCAATCAATACAGAAGTTGTTAATCAAAGAAAGTTAGCAAAGCAACAATACCTAGAATCTCAAGGATTCAGTGGTGGCGGTGGTATGCAAATGGCACAACCAACTGCAAGTGCGGCAATAGCAGGATTAACGGGTAACATGCAACAATATCAACAAATGCAAGGTGCTATGAATAATGGTAGTGGTTATCCTATCCCACCTTCGGGAACTGATAATTATGGAAGACCATATTGGATAGATGCTCAAGGGCAAATGAGTTACGAACCTCCACAAAGCGGATTGGGTTTAGGTAGTGCTATACAAAAAGGTGCGGCTTGGGCTAAATGGTTGATGTGAAGGTGATTAATTTTGAAAATCATTATTGCCGGTAAAGAGGTTGATGACTTTACTAAAAAAAAGTTACTTGAAGACTTTAAGAAATATTTAGTTCAACCTTTATTAAAGAGCAATAATGCTAAGATTGACCGTATTGACAATATATACGATATAGATAGTATAGAAACTTACAATAGTGACGAAGAAATTTTAAAAGAATATAAAGAAATTTATAAGCAAGTTCTTCAAGATTTAGAAAAAATAAAACTAAATGAATTAATTAAAGACGAAACAGTTTCCGATAGATTTGATTTTTTAGATGAAACAAAAATGGGTAAGTTACAAATAAATCAATTAGATAGTCAAGTGACTAGAAAATTATTGGGAGATGTGGCTGAAACGCAAGAAGCGGAAGTTGAATTGAAAATGGGATTAGATGATTTTAATAGTTACTTTGAAAAATTATATGAAGAACCAAAAGAAACTGACACAAAAAAACCAAACGAAAAAGAAAAAATACTAAAAATAAATGAATTTACAAACTTTACAGAACTAGATAAATTTAAAAAATTAAGAGAGTTAGGTTTTGTTGATATTTCTGTTTCTCAAGCGAATGTTGATAATTACGAAAGTTACGGTAAATTGAATATTTCACCATCGGAAGCAGAAACTCCATCAAGAGCATTGTTCTATCAAAATATTATACCCATCTATCGTGGAAAACAAACAAAACCACTTGGGCCAAATAGCAAAGTAGATACTATGGTCTATAAATTTGGCATAGAATTTGAATCAAAAGGAATTGGAAAAGAAATGGCCGAGCAATACAAAAAAACACTTAATGCTATACAGTCAATAAATCAAGATGTAGGAGATAAAGAATCATTTAGAACAGTATATGTAGATGAACTATATTTAGAAATAGAAAGAATAGAAAAAAAGGATAGAAAAAAATTAGAAGAATTTGAAGAAACATTTAATGTTACTGTTAATGTTACCGAAGACGGTAAAGAAGTGATATTTGATAAAAAGGAAAGACCTGCTATTATTAAACCTAAAAGAAATATAGATGTTCTTAGTGAAGAAGACCGTAAAAAAATAAAAGCAAAACTAAGTAAAATAAAAACTAAATCAAAAAAAGAAATTTTCAAAGAAGCATCCGAACAAATTATTTCTCCTATCTTAGCAAAAAGACTAAAACAATTAAAAAAAGATATAGATAGCATAGCCAAAGGTGGAGAGAAGATAAGTATTGGCGACCTTCTTGGATTACCTACACTAAATGAAAGTTTAAAGACAGACGAACTTATTGACGGTGCAAGATATTCCATGTTTAAAACAACCACACAAAAAAGCAGACCACCGGAACAAAACAATTTACCCGAAAGCCCTCAAATAAAACAAGGCAAAATTTCATTTACAAAAGAAGTAAAGAAATTTTTGTTGCCATTGTTTGAGGCAAAAAAGGAATACATAGAAAATAAAGAAATGGAAATGTTTGGAAAATTAGCAACAAAGTCAGGAATAAGCGTTAAAGATATGACAGGTGAAAAATATTATAATAAAAAGGATGTGGCAGAAAAAGCATATACTGAAACAAAAGAATTTGCTAAAAAACACTTTGAAATTTATATGAATGACTTAGAAAATGTTTATGAATTTACACTGATAGTAAGAGAAACAACATTATCAAAAGGCAAGAAAAGATATGAAATAAATAGAATACAGGCTAGACCAAAAAAAATAAATTTCAAAGGCGGTGGAAGATTTACTTATGGGGGTAAGACGGTTCAATCAATTACTAGAGGTGACAAAATACAACAAGAGCAACAATTGAATACAGTTATTTTATCTATAAGAAGAAGACTTAAAAACTTGAAAACGGGGATAGAGTAACATGGCAATAGCATCATCCCCAAGCGACTACACATCTATTGATGTTGATTATTCAACAGGTAAAGGATTCTATACTGATAAAGATGCAGTATCGAATATGCTACAGATACCTGCATTTACATCTTCTACTTTCCCTAGTGAAGCCCAAGTTGGTAAGATTATAAAAGTCACAGAAGGCATAGTTGATGATAAAGTAAAGCGTTCATACAGACCTATCATACACAAAGATGAGTTTCATGACTTTGAATTTGTTAGACATCCGATGCAAGCATATTATGGTGGTTATGTCGGTTTTATACAATTAGCCACAATGAAACTAAAGAAAGTTATATCTCTCAAAGTTTGGCAAGGCAATAGTTATCTTGAGTTAGCATCAGCCCAAGCAAGTGTTACACTAGACCCCGACAACTTTCAACATCTTAGAAAAATAACTTTACAGTTGCCAAATAGCGGAGATACTTTTGAGTTGTTTCATCATGCAGAAGGAACTATGTCAGCACACAATACATTTGATAGTAGATTTGGTGCAAAAACAACAGCAAGAGATATTTGTCATTTAATCAATGAAGAGTTCCCTGCTAATACTGCACAGTTTACGGGGGCTAATAGAGAAAAAGAGAGGACATCTTCTCCTAATGGTTTAAGCATAAGTGATTTTTTTTATGCTTCTATTGACCCCGATAATGGATATAAAATTAATATTTCAAGTTTATTAGCAGGAGAAGACGGTTCGGGATGCACTATTACACTCACAGATAAAGCAGGACAAAACTCACAGTCTAGTTCGGAAATATTTACTGATAAACAGGACATGAAAAGATTAGGCAGTTTTTGGAGCATTAAGGATGACGGTAGGATATTCTTTTTGAGAGATTATCCATATCATACTCAAAACTCTATCATTGCTACATATGTTGCGGGTTCAAGCCGTGTGCCATCGGCTATACACAAAGCCACAACAATGTTAGTAGCGGCTGAATTGTTGCGACATGACGACCAAACAATAATGATTGCTGAAACGGGTGGTAATATAACTACTAAAGAAAAGTATGATATTCTAAAAAAAGAGGCTATGGATATACTGAAAGGAAAAGGTGATTTAGTTTACTTACTTGAGTGATTGCTATGCAAGAAATACAAATGTTCAGGAAATTTTTAGAAATAGAAATGGAAAGACAAAAAGCCATGCAAGAATTATCTCAAGTTTTAGGCATAGATGTATCTTTTAGCGACGAAGAAATGTTACAAAACGCACAAGAAAGTTTCGCAAAAGCAATTGCTGAAAGAATAAATAAAAATTTTCAAAAAGCATTGAGGATTTAATATGGATGAAGTAAGTTTACTTATAGATTTAGTTTCTAGTAATTGGAGTTCTTCTGTTACAACTTTAATTAGCGAAGGAAAAATAACTGCTGACCATGCAGGAACTCCTAACTTTGTTGATGTTAGAACACTAGATAAAAATAGAGGAGTTAGATATGATTTAACTGCTAAAGATGTAATTATCTTTTTTGAAGATTCACAAAGTTTAGAATATCCAACAGTTCATTTTGATGTGAGAAATGAAACTTATTCATTTACAATGCACATAAGAACCATACACGATGAAAGAGCAGGAACAGATGCCGCCTTTGGTAAAGACAGGCTAAAGGCTTTATACTTGATAGCCCGTCATACGCTTGAGCGTGGTCGTAAAGGATATACCGCAAGTGATGGTTCTAAGTTTAATCAAGTGTTTGTGGGTTCAAGAAGTGAAAGCAACGACAGGGCGAAGAGGTTATTTGGATATAAATTGACAGTAGAAACAAAACGATTCGCATTAAGTATTCCCTAGTAAGTTTGTAAGGAGAGGGGAGATAAAGCATGACAACAGAAGACATATTTTTAGGAAGCCAAGCAAGTTTAACAATGATACCCGAAGTGGATTTATTTATCAATATAGACCATAGCGCATCGGGAACAGACTTTACAAATAAAGTTAAACTTAGAACTCACGGAGATTTTGAAAATTTATATTTATTAGTAAATAATTTGTATGTTGGTTGCACTCTTGAATTATATGACAATGATGTTTCAACAACCGTTCCTGTATCAACTCATACCATTACTGCTAACGACCATCAAGATATAACAATTAGTCCTGCACATTCCATAGGAACACTAGCAAATGGGGATTTTATACACATTAGAGGATATGGTGCGCCTTGTGTTGGTCCAAAAAATGCTTCTGTTAAAAGATTAAATGCTGATAATTGGCTAGGTCTTTTAGAAAGTGCTACATTTCCTAACTTAGAAGTTGAAATGAAACAACTTAACTTATCTTTGGGTAGTTCAAGAAACTTTACTCATCAATACAAAGGTATCGAAACTGCTAGTGGAGGTAATCTAGCACTAGTGACTAATCACGGTGCATTTTTGTATTACGCTTTAGGTCGTTGCACTAATGTTAATGCTACTTTAGAAAATCAAGCCGCAGGTAGTTTATTTACTGCTCACGGCACAAGTTCTGTTGATGATAGAAGGTTTGTTTATATTGATGCCGCAAATGGTGGTGCGGCTAGCGACCATGATGTTACCGAATTTTTAGAACAAGGGCCAATATTTTACAAATCAATTAGAAGTGGAACTACGCTAATGCCTCCTATTCTTCATCCTTTAGACGCTACAAGTGATTTAGAATTATTACAAAGAGCGATAACTGACGGAACTACGGGTGCAGGAACAGACCATTTGATTACATATACTTTCAAAGAAGCAAATGGAGAAAAACTACCTTCTTTTGCTTTAGAACAAACTATGGCTAAATCTAGCACATTAACTACAAATACTGCTAATGATTTTGAAGACACTACTTTTGTTAGAATAGCAAGAGGCAATAGAGTCAATACATTAACTATGACGGCTAATGAAAATGAAGAAGTTAAAATGACTTTAGATTTAAATTCAAGGGCAGTTCATAAATTAGGAAAACAAGAGTCGTATGAAGCAAGAGGCGGTATATCGGATAATAGACAATTGTTTAACTTTGAACAAGCCAATGATAATAGCCCTACTGACTTTGATGAAGAATTTTTAGAACCATTCTTTTTCTCAAGTGGTTTGTTTAGTGTATTTGGACAACAATTCCTAAAGGTTACAAACTTGACCCTAACAATAAATAACAATCTACAAGATAAAAGATTTATTGGTATTGGTAATAAATCAATTAAAGATGCTATACCTGCTCAAAGAACATATGAAGTTTCTTTTACTGCTATGGTAACAGATGATAGGTTATTCGAAGAACTATTAGAAC